AAAACAATTTTTCTGCTGGGCTTGTCTGATGCAATCAACTTATGTGTCTGACGCAATGAATGGTCTTTTCGTTACTAGGAAAGGCCAGAGTATACTCTTCACGAGTGATACTCCAATCTCTGATGTCCTGTTGGACATCCCCCTTACTCAATTTGACATGTTGCCAAACCGACTGGTCGAGTGGGGTGGGATGATCAGCGCCTTCGCGCTGACTCTCACCTCACTGCCCATCGAAGAGCAATTTTGGGTCTTGGGGTGTTCCGTTCGCTTTGTAAGCGACTATGTTAGATCTCTGGAAGAGTTCGGACTCCTGCCGCGCTGTTGCGCGTTAAGGAGCCTGGATCTTTCCTTAGGTAGTCCGGTCACAACAGCTCTCGATTATAAATCGAGGCTGAAGGCCGGGTCTATCTTTTGGATAAGTTCCCTTACCAAGAGATCGCCTTTGACAATTCTTCCGTTTAAAGGGCAGGCCCGCAAGCATATTATAAAACTTGTTAGGTCTAAGCCTTCAATGAAGAAATTGTCTGTGGCGCAGAGTACTCTGATGTTAAAAAAGAGTGCTCTCCAAGTGCCGCAAAGCTTTATCAACAGCTCTCTGTCCGCACACAGTGACCTTGTCACCGGTCCTTCTCGTCAACCTGACGACTGGATCCAGCAAGTAATCACTGAGTGCAGGCTCCTGCTCCCCGGTGAGTGGAGTCCTTCGAAATCAATCAAGGACTTTTCACTCCGGTCAACCATAGAGTCCTCCCGTAAACACGGAGGGTCCTACGGTTGGGCCGTGGAGGAGTTTGGGTTAGCAGAGCGCTGGGACGGTCACCGCAATGGTGCCGTCCACGAGAGGGGGGTTAGGTGCCCCTCCCGAGATGAAGTTCTCCCCCTCTACTACCGCTTGCGGTCTCTAGAGGAGGAGTTGTATAAGGATATGTCTAACTTTCCTGAGTACCCAGTGTGTGGGTTACCCAGATTGGAGGACTTTTATTCAGAACGAGAAAGGTATGAGGATCATATGGAACGATCCCGACTCTTAGAGCCGCTATCGCGGCTCTTTGAAGGTTTACCTGTGCTCGTGTCAAGTGTGGGGGAGGCGCCTTTAGAGGTCCCTCTTTTGTCCACACTACGACTAGCGTATCCCGGGTTAAATGATGTTCACAAGCTCCTATATGAGGAGACCGTGGATGCGTTTGACACGTTCGATCTTGACATGGAATTCATGCCAGAGGCGCGACAGGCAACTGTTACGTTTCTTGCGGAGTCCATGTTTCGGACCGAGTACGTCACCAACGCCTTGTGCGAGGTGATCCGTACGGATATTTACTACCGCTACGAGGGGAAGAAGTATATAACTATTCCCTTCCTACGCAGTGTAGTACCGCTACCTGAACCCCTTAAGGTCAGGATCATCACGATTGGTCATGTCTGGGAAAGCCCCTTTTGGGCCGACCTACAGAAGACAATTCGCGACCGTTTGAGACCAATGAGAGCAAACTGCTCGGGCAAGGAATTGCCCGTGCATTATTTCGATCATATAGTCAAAGAACGGCAGCGTCTTAGTGATGAAACTGGTGAAACATGGTGTTTCATGGCCGACGATGGAGACGCGGCGACTGATAGCATTGGTCTTGACCTTTGCTACCATTCGATCGCGCACTTCATACCGCCTCAGTATCTTGAAGTCTACGGAGATTCGATCTCTTATGGAGCAAGATCAAACACTCTTCTGTACACTTATGAAGACGAGGCGGGAGACAGAACCTTCACCAAGGTCCAACAGACCAACTCTCAACTGATGGGCGACCGAAAGTCGTTCGCTCAGTTGACTGTCATTCACATGGCAGTTAAGTTGGCTTGGATTCGTGGTATGGCGGAGGAGCTCGGATTGAGCTTCGACCGCCTGAAGGAATGTTTTCACGTCAATGGCGATGATGGCCTGATTCTCATACCAAAAAGAATGGTGGACCGGTACATGAGGTTCATGGGCAACTTGTGGAATCTGAACAGGATTAAAACCCAGGTCAGTACCACAATATTCTCCCTAAACAGTCGCTTGTTCTGCGACCGCAGGGGGGTAGCCTATGAGGTTCCTTGTGTCCGGTGGAACATCATTAACCGCGTCGGACGGACAGGTGAGCTGATGCTCAACCCTGTCGTCTGGAATGAACTGAATCGTTCACTCCATGGTGTTGCCTCGCTGAGGATCTGGAACTACTTCCACAAGAAGTGGAAAAACGTTCTCGACCTTTTGACGAGTCGTAACGGTAACAATTACTTTGTTCCGCACATTGCTGGAGGGTTGGGTCTATACCCTTCACCTGCAATCAGTTACGAGATTACACCACAACAAAACGCTCTTATCGTAGAAACTCAGAAACTAGTGAACGTCGAAGGCAGGATGCCTCGATGGGCCACTAGAGTCGTTCCAACCTATAAATCGGCATTCTTCCAGGAAGAAGCTACAAGATATGGTTGGGGTTCTGCAGGTCTTAGACAAACAGCTTGGGCTGAGCACACGTGTGAAAGCGCCTACTCAACGAGTGGCGGTGTCAAACGTGTGACAAAGTCAACAAAGCTGGTCACGAGACCTGTTCCGAAGGAGCGTCGTGTATACGAGACCAGAAGTTATGAGAACCTCTGGTACGTCGACTACGGTCCCCTGGTGATTAACCACACCGGGGGTCAAGGTCTGCGCCTGCGTTCATATTATTAGGAACGTAGGTTGTATTACACAGGCGCAAGATTAGAATTTATCAAGTCAAATTCAACATTAGGTATGTCAAATCAGAAAAGTAAACCCAAACAAAAACAGCAACGATCAAAAGATTCAATGGAGAAATCTATGGATCGAGAACTGCGGGACGAGTTTCGACTTATTCGCGATGGCTCTAGGCGCGTCCTTTCAAAGACGTGTCAAAAGTATCTCGCGAGTCTGGTCTCACCGTCCACTGGACCCCTCGTGGGGGTCCCCTCCCTGCTGGGGGGGGTCATTGGCGACACTAAGGTCATCCAGACCAAAGCTGTCGGCAAGTTCACCATTGGGTCCGGCGGGTGGGGCTTTGTCAAGCTCTCCAACCCCGGTCTTGAGGCTGTCGGTTCACTCCTCTATTCAATAGGTCCTTTCCACACAATTCCGTGTGGGGCTTATTCTGATGGAGGGTGGGCCGGAACGGCCTTGCTCGGGACCGCCCTAGGGGCGGCGGTTGGAATCACGAATTTCCCATGGACTTCGGATTACTCCTCTACCCAACTCTCAGGTGCGTTCCTCTACAGACTAGTTTCTATGTCTATTGAGGTGTTCCCTGAGTCATCGTACGTTTCCCAAAACGGGGCGCTAACGCTTTACGAGTCATCTGCTCACGCAGATATGACACGTACAGCTTCGCGCTCCCTCCAGGATATCGAGGGGTATAACACCTCCCGTACGATCCGGGCCACGCAGTTCGGTGACCTATCAGAGAAGATAGTCATCAACTGGCATCCCAGGACCGAGACCAGTGCTACCGGTCCCACTTCTGGGATTCCAGATTCGCGGAATGACTTCAATTTCGTGAATCCTCAGGCCGCAGGCTTCACAACAACTCAAATGCCCAGTGATGGGCTAATGGTGTTTGCTGAGGGTGCGCCAAATACAATCTTCCACTTTAAGTGCGTTGCTAACTGGGAACTGAAAGGTTCTGCAGTCCATGGCAAGAAAGCACGATTGGCCGATTCCCGAGGCATGGATCTTGTCATGAACACCATCGCTGCGAAGCGACTCGATGGCTACACTGGAAAACCCGGTGTGGTCGTTGAGTCCTACATGGCGAAGGCACTTCATTTGGCAGGGTCCCTCGGGATCACCAAACAGAAGGTTGGTGATTTCGCCATTAAGGCGATCTCGAATGTAGCAGGGTTTTGATCACCTGCTCAGACTTTGGATGTCTATAAACTCATCAAGCGGTAGGAGACCGCTCAACAAATCCTCGCGTTGTACGCGGAGGGGCGTGGTGCCCCTTGCTAACTTTTCACCGGCATGTGTTAAAACTACTGAACGACGGCTCACGTTCTAAAATCAGAGTCATAAGTCGTCACCATGGGGTGCAACACGAAGAGCAACTATAACGTGTGAATCCCAGAATTGGTGAGACGTCAGTCGAGAGTACCCAGTTGCAAGGGCTCTATTCTCAAGCTGACACAGTGGTCCGAAACCGCCACGGGACTTAGAACACCCCGCAACCGTTTCTGGCTTAGTTAGCCATTAGATGAACCTGATCCTACCCCACGGTAACGTGGTAATAGTAATCGTTCACATCGAAGTCAACGTGCATCTCGCATGCACGGCCTCGTGATCTCCCTAGTGGAGATGTGGACTCATCGGTCTTTCCAAGACAATAACTTGGACACGCAAGGTTCTGCGTGTGTAAAGAACCATTCTTTGTGTTCCCCTAGACGGGGACGCCTAAAGAAACTTGGTCCCTCTCCCCTTTGATTTCAGGAGAGTGGCCCGGTCTCCAGTCATGTGACTGGAT